ATAGATCTATTCTCTTAACAGCTGCTGTATTAATGATTGTAAGATATTCATTGTCAGAATTAAAAGTACCATCATTATCAGAAAAGGTTGCCGTCTTAATTGGTATACCACACTTTTGTCCAAACTCTTTGTAATCTTCTGATTTTAACATTTTTTCTTTACTCATACCTAACATTCTAAATGCATATGAATGTAAAGTTCTAAAATTATATAAATCTGTTTCTGGATCTAATCCAAATTTTTCAGCTGCACGACTTGCCGCTTCTCTTGCTGCTTTCTTAGTAAAAGAAAAATATCCTATTTGTTTAGGTCTTACACCTTGTTGGATAAATTCATCAACCAAATTTAACAACGTTGTTGTCTTTCCTGTTCCCGGTGGTCCTAGTATTATTGTTTTCACGTTTTTTCTTCCTCCTTTCTAAAAAAGAATTCTTAATTAATAGTTTTCTATTTTTATCTTCTAAGAACTCAATTCTCTTTTTAAATATTATATACCAATTGATGCCTACCATCATTAGAAACTATCCTCATGATACTTTACTTTAGATACAGAAGCCTCAATCTTTTTCATAGCTTTGATTTTAATTACTCTAGGCTGTTGGTTTTTAATCGCAGGTCTGAATTCTTCTACAAAGCAATCTAATTGAGTTAAATAGTTTCCGGTCTTAATCTTATCATGTTCCCAATTATTCTTTTTACAAAAACTATAAAAATCTTCTCTTCTGAAATAAGTATATTGTCTATTATCATCTGTGTATGGAAGTTTATTTAATATATCATCCATAGTTCTTGCGCTCTGTCTATTAGTTGTCCAATCTTGTAATAAAGAAGTCATTTCATTTAAAGGATCTAATGATTCTAATGGTTCAACTTCTTGTAAATTATTCATCATTGGTTTTAAAAAATGTTGTTTCCAATCTTTCGGACTTGGTATTGGAATAACTAAATTAGCTTGATCTAAACATGCTAAAGCAAATAATCCTGGCATATAAAGCTGTTCTGTTTTTAATTCTATTCTATTTTCTCCTACATCTAAAAACCATTGTGGTGGTTTAGATGCATACTTAATTAAATTACCAAGTACTGGCATTGCTTCTTCTCCAAAGCCTACACCAAATCTTTTTGTTCTACATAGTCCAGATTGACATACAGAATTAATAGGTGCATCTTTACATCTATATTTGTCATATCCTTTTCTATTTACTGATTTAATAAGTTGTTGAACCTCACTATTACTTAAAGGAGGATTCATATAATCTATATTTGCTTTTACAATTTCATCTTCCCATGAATCAGGATTAGCTTGTTTAAAATAAACTGCGATATTAAATAATCCATTATTTCTAGACCCCTCGCCAAAACCATCTTTAGCAAGTTTGTTTAAGCAAGGAGGTCCATCTTTAAATACTTCTTCTATTTTCTTTTCTTCAATTTTAATTTCTTTGAGATCTTCTTCCTCGCAAGCATAAAGATCATAGAGCTTAAAAAATTCCTCAAGTGTACAACCGGAGCCACTATCGTTGATAGCATATCTTAATCCTTTCATTTCATTGTGGTAGGGTAAATTTAAGAAATTACCAGTGTCCCCACGTTCCACTAATATTTCTGTTTGCTTAGGAAAGATTTCACATCCTTCATAACCCAACATCTTTGACATCTTCTTTAATGTTCCTTGCATTAAAGATGCTGACACAAATTCTTTTGTAAATAAAAATACATGTGCTCCACCTGATTTAGAACGACATACAATTAAAGGAAGTTTTAATTTTCTTATATTAGTAATTAGATCAAGATGATTAAAATTATATTGATCAATATCTATACAGCCCCAACGACAAGTATTATTTTCTGTAATAGGTATAATACCAAGAGCAGGACCTTCTCCTTTTAAATGTTTCTCCCAAAGATCATCAGTAACATTTCCTCTTACTATAAATGCTTTACCACCTTGTTTACCATTTTCTCCACGATCTCCTTTTTGGTATTGACCATAAGCAATCTTTAAGCCTTCAAATATCTGTTTAAATTTTTCTTTCATACTTAATCTTTCTATTGTTTGGGGCCTATTGCTAGGCCCCTTTAGCTAATTAAAACGGTGTGTTTTCTCTAGCTATCTCTTCTACATCTGCTCTTGTTTGCACGTTACCTTTAGAAACATTAGAATTAAAATCTTTAGACATTAAGTATAAAGACTTATCTTCTGCTCCCATGATTCTGTCCATGTTTACAACCCATCCATACCAAGAACCTTTATCGTTCTTTTGTAATGTTGATGATAAATTATAAACAACCCCATGCATAGGTGGTATTGCAAATCCACCTTTTCCATCAGCTATTTGTATGGTCTTCATCATTGAATTCCATTTTTTGCTAACGTTAAGTTGTGTTGATTTCATTGTAATCAACGCAGGTGTATAACCACCTGTTTTTGTTTCAGCCATAACATAGTAAGAAGCAGTTTCTTCTAAGTAGTTACCATTAGGTAATCTAATTTTAGAACCTTCTCTCTTACCTGTTTGGATTACCGGACTGTTAGGTAGATGTATAGCAACTGGTGCTCCAGGGCCATCTCCTCTATCAGACCATTCTGGAAAATCCTTTTTGTAGTAACAAGGAATTACCTTGATACCTTTTTTACCATCGTATAGTTCGCTGGTAACAGTATTATAAATCATGCCAGGCTTAGCACCATTTACATACTTTGCATCCCCATCAGTTACCTGTGGTGATAATTGTCCTAAGATTCTAAGAAAAGGAAGCGCAAGATCTTCTTGCGTCATATTCTCAAAACCTTTAGCTGTATCATTACCAAACAAGGCAAGTGATCCAGTTTCTTTCTTTTTAGCCATTACTTCAGTAGCCATTATTCATTCTCCATTATTTACGGGTTATTTTAGTTCTGTCTTTAATCCAAGTACTAAAGACATCAGAAGGCATGTCGAGCCCGGACTCGACACGCTCCTGAAATAGGGCTGTCAAAGTATTCCAAGCCACATCAGATTTCTGTTGTGGAGTAAAACCATTTGACGCCGCAAGGTCCAACAAACGTCGTGCCTTGTCATCTTCGCCTTTGCCGAATGTAACGAAAACATTATTTTTAATAATATCTCCAAGTCCATTCTCACGAAGCCATTTATGGGCTGCCTCTTTCCTATCGTCTTCTTTTGGAAGAGTGCACCTATATTCTCTTTTAACTGATACTGACGATCCATCTGCAAGTTTAATAGAACTTAAACCTTGCTCTGATAATAATTCTGGAATTACCCTAGAACCAATATCATCAGCCATCATTTTTAAATTTTTTAATAGTTCTTCTGTTCTTTCAATCTCATCCTCAATGCCTTTTAATCTTTGACACTCAGCTGCGATTGTAGTTATTTCAACATTATCTAAAAGATCTTTAGAATCTTCTAACATCATGTTACTTACTTCATTACTCATGTTATCCTTTCTGATATAGATCGAAGTTTATAGGATAGTATTTAGCCTCTCGTCGATCCCATTTCAAGAGGTTAAATTGACCATTTGTTAGGTCGCTCACGATTGCACAAGAAATACCAATTACTGCTGGATCTCCTGTTAACAATAAGTAATCTTGTGGTCTAAAGTCTCTTAAGTTTTTTTGCATTTTAAAAACAAAAGGACTAGAAGAAAAAATAATTTGAGATTCTGGACCATAATTATTTAAACAAATAACTAAATATCCAAAATCAGATGCACCTAAAATATTTATATTTGCAGGTGGATGTTGTAATACATAAACAAAATTTTCTTTAGGGTTCTCCTTATAAAAAGTTAAGAACTCAGCTAATGACTTTGGTTTATATAACTCAAAAATTTTATTCTTCATTCTATTATTCTCTGTTGACATCTATTTAAATATAATTATATATAATGTCAAGCAGAAAGAATAAATAAAAATGAAATATAAATTTAAGACTAAACCATATGCACATCAAATAACTGCATTGGAAAAATCATGGGATAAAACTGTTTATGGTTATTTCATGGAAATGGGAACCGGTAAATCTAAAGTATTAGTTGATAATATTGCTATGCTTTATGATAAAGGTAAAATAAATG